ACTGACTTAGAACTTAAAGAGCTTATGGCATCTACCGACCATGAGGTAGCTCATGATCGTTATAGCTCTTTTACAGTTTTGAAGGAGAAATCTCCTGATCCACGTAGTTTGTTGTTGTTTGTTTGGAACTTCTTAGAAGATTCCAGGGTTAACAACATTGAAGCTCACGAATATCAAGGTTTCAGAGAGAATTGGGACGAATCCAGTGCTATTTTGATCGAGAGAATCTTTGCTCGAGCCAAAAAAGACGGAGCTACAGTCTCAAAACTCATTACAGCCTTGATGTATTGGGAAGCATCTGTTTCGGCAGCTATGTTCCCAACAATTGAGTTTGTGACCAGCAAAACTACTCCCAACAAAAAGATTTTAGATGTTCTTAATAACTTCACTGATCGTCTTGTATCTTGTCATGAGATATTGGACAAAAGACTAGGTACTGAATCCACATATCAGCTTGCAATAGACATTCTTGACAAATTGCAAAAAGAATGTGGTGAGGAATTCAAATATTCCAAAGAAGTGCCTGCTAAACCAGGGGAAGGGGATAAAAAAGTAGCTGGATCATCCTCTGATAAGGCTGAAGCTGGTGATGAACTAGGTGGCGGAGACTCTAAGTCCAGTGGGGCTGGAGATGAACCTGCCAAGAGCAAAGATGATGAGTACAAAATCATCAACTTAAAGTTAACTGAAGAAGATTTAGCCAAATACTCTATTACATTGCCTGAACATGGTACTGAAATGAGCAAAACTGGTATTAACTTTGAACCTGTAACATCCAGCAGAGACGACTGGGATGTCACTGACTATGAAAAATTCATTGTTGTTGACTATCCTAAGAGCCTTGGTGATGAGAAGTATTTCCAACGAAATAAATACTCATCTGCTTTCTTGAAAGAGTACAACGAACGAGTAGAGCCAAAGATTGTTTCGCAAGAAAACTTTGCTCAACAAGTACGTAAGTTCATTCAGATCAGAGCTAAGTCACAGACTCAATATGGCGTTAAACGTGGCAAGTTAGATCAATCACGTTTGGCTCGTATCTGTTTCAATGCACCCGGCTTCAATGAACGTGTTTTTAAGAACAAAATTGAAAACAAAGTACTTGATGCTGCCGTCACAGTGTTAGTAGATATGTCTGGGTCAATGGGTGGCTCTAAAGTGCAATACGCTTTAGCTTCTACATTGTTGGTCAATGAAGTATGTACTACGCTTAACATTCCTCTTGAGATTATTGGTTTCACAGATGGCTATGACACAAGGACAGATATAAATCCCGTCATGTTCATTTACAAAAACTTCTCAGATATGAGAATAGATAACGAGAGGATCAAAAGTTGCTTTGCTATGAGCAGTAGCTTTATGTATGGCAATCCTGACGGAGAAAACATTCTTTGGGCGCATGATCGGTTGGTTAAACGCAAAGAGAAGAAGAAACTAATGATTGTGATGTCGGATGGTAGTCCAGCAGCATCTAAATCATCATCAGGCTTAGGTGAATTTACTCTCAAAATAATTCGTGAGATTGAAGCATCTAAGCACGTAGATATTTATGGTTTGGGTTTGTGTTCATCTTCTGTTGAGTATTTTTACAAAGCTCACAGTGTTGTTAACGATCCCGAAGACATACCAAGCAAGTTGTTAGAACTTATAGAAAGAAAGATCATCAATGTCTAAAGAAGATAAGAAGTCAGATAAGGTCGAGGACCTTGTTAAGAAAGCTCTCAGAGAAGCTCTTGATAAGCGTAAAGTAGCTAGTCCAGAACCAGCCATAACAATGGTCGAAGACGATTGTGATGAAGCACCAAAGATTGTTGGTAGTGCTCCTACAACATTGCTTAGTGGCATTCGATCACTTGGTCCAAATCAAGAATGGTTCTCTGTTGTTGCGTCTATTGACAAGATTGATGCAACTGATGATTTTCCAGTTACTGTGTTTGCAGACTATCCTTGGGATGAACGCATTGCTTCGTTTATTCCAGAGATCAATGAGCACTATGTCATTGACAAACAACTTGCTAGCGACATCTTGATGGCTTGGGAATTGAACGAGAAAGTTCTTTGCTATGGTCCAACAGGTGCAGGTAAATCTAGTTTGATTGAACAACTATGTGCTCGCACTGGTCGTCCATTTGTTCGTGTTAACTGTACTGGTGACATGGACTCATCAATGATTTTTGGTCAATTGACAGCTAAAGATGGTTCAACAATCTGGGTAGATGGTGCAGTTACCGAAGCAGTTAAGTATGGTGCTGTGTTTGCTTGGGACGAGTGGGACGTTACTCCACCAGAGATTTCTATGGGTCTGCAATGGCTATTAGAGGACGATGGCAAGCTTTTCTTGAAGGAGATGCCAGGTAGTACCAAAGACAAGCAAATCATTCCTCATGAACACTTTAGGATTGTTGCTATTGGTAACACACAAGGTCAGGGTGATGACACTGGTGCTCATGCAGGTACAAACGTTCAGAACTCTGCAACACTAGATCGTTTTGGTACTGCAGTATTTGTTGACTATTTGCATCCACTCATCGAAGAGAAGATGCTTATGAACAAGTGGCCTACAACGATCAATGGTAGAGCAGCCAAGGAATTGGTCAAGCTAGCCAATCTGATTCGTCAAGGTTACAAAGCCAATCAGTTTAATCTGACTATTTCTCCACGTTCTTTGTTTGGTATGTGCCGAAAGATTTCTTCTGGCAGTACACTCAAGAAAGCATTTACCCTTGTCTATCTGAACAAGTTAAATGACACACAACGTAAAGTTGCTGAAGAATTATTCGGCAAGGTTTACGGCAATAAAGAATCTGCTTAAAGCATAAAGCCATATAGCCTTCCCACTAGGGAGGGCTATTTACTTTGCGTTTTAGAGAAAAGCTATGCAAATACAAGAGCTAATAAATGCTGCCTATAAAAAAGCTACAAAAAATACTGAGCCTCTTAAAGAAACAGCCCTGGTTGTTTTTAGCCATCAAAATTTAATTAGATACACAGAGCTAATCATTCAGGCTACTTGTGATGAAGCTTTGAAGTTAGAAGGAAAAACCTTAGATGATTGATCGTAAGCTGATTCAAGCAAATGCTCCTAGTAACATGAACGAGCAAGTGCATATCAATCACATTGGCTGCGAAGCAGGTGAAGATAAAAAGCGTAGGCTGTACATCAAACGTACAGACAAAGGCATTGTAGCTTATTGTCATCACTGCAATGAGTCTGGTTTTGTTAAAGACACAACAGAGCGACTAGCAAGCTGGACCAACAAAGCTGCGACAGCAGCAACAGTGCGAAGCACAAAGCCAATACTAGCTGCCCTCACCACAGAGGGCAAAGTATGGCTACACAACAACTACTGCGAAGCAGACAGCAAAGTATTTAACGGAGTTGTAAGCGAAGCGTCAAAAGTAGCACTCACACTACTCAACCCGCAAGGAGAACAGATAGGCTGGCAGATTAGGAACTTAGCTCCTAACGCTACACCAAAGTACACAACGTATTACAGCAACAGTGCTCATAAGGGTGATCCAAGTTGGTTTCACCTGGCAAGCAAAGTGCTAGTAATAACAGAAGACTATTTAAGCGCATACAGAGTACACAAAAATACAGGTCTTAGCTCTGTAGCGTTACTAAGAACATCTTTGTCTGACAAGACGTTGATGCAAATACATGACCTCAACTTTAAAGCTGTGGTTATATGGTTAGACCCTGATGAAGCAGGAATAGAAGGAGCAAAGAAAGCATACAAAAAACTCAATCACTTTTTACCATCAACAACAACTATAGCCATATTTGGCTGTGACAAAGAACCCAAAGAGTGTACGCCAGCAGAATTGGCAATCGCTCTTACCTAAAGGAAGTAAATGGACTATGACGTTCTCTATCTTTGCAGTCAAAGCAAAGAGAACCTAGCAAAGTACAGACGCTACATAAAACCCCATGTAGTCGTCAAAGAAACAAACACCATTCTTGACGGAATGGACAAGTATTACAAAACGTTCCCTGGAGTTACTGACTTCAGTTGGGATTCGTTTTCTGCATTTCTTATTGCAGACCAAAGCAAACGATTGACTGACGATGCTATTGTGAAGCTTCGCATGACGCTAACAAAAGCAAAGACGTTTGTTCCACACCATGCACATGAAGAAGTAGTTAAGACTCTTATCGAGTTAGATTACTTAGCCAAGATCATGGAGGAATGTGAAAAAGTTAAAGAAGGTGAGAGTGATTTAGAGCACGTACACATACTTGCTACTAATGCTCTTAAAGATGTGGAGAGATACATTGAGAAAGACGAACTGTTTGTTACTGCTGACCTTAGTGCTATTGCTGATCGCATTACAAGTTCAGGCTATGAATGGCGACTTGATGTTCTTAATCGTTCCCTTGGTCCTTTACGAACTGGTAATTTTGTTATTGTTGCTGCTCGTGTGGAAGTTGGAAAGACAACATTCCTCGCAAGCGAAGTAAGTTACTTAGCACAACAGCTGCCTAAAGACAGACCAGTTGTATGGGTCAACAACGAAGAGGAATCTTCAGTTGTGTTTTTCCGTATTGTTCAAGCAGCACTAGGCAAAGAAAGCAAAGACATCATTGCTGACTCCAAAAAAGCAATGGACGACTATGCAACCTTGATGGGTGGCAACAAAGACAAGATACGTGTTACTAAGGACATGAACAATGTGCGTGACCTTGAGACACTGTTCAGAGAAGTTAACCCTGGCCTCATCATCTTTGACCAACTTGACAAAGTAGATGGCTTTAACAAAGGAGATGAACGTGAAGACCTCAAACTCGGTAAAACCTACAAATGGGCAAGGGAGCTTGCTAGAACTTATGGTCCTGTCATTGCGGCTTCTCAGCTTAGTGCTTCGGTTGTCGATCTTAAAGACCCTCCGTTTATCGGCATGGATGCTCTCCGTGGAAGTAAGACGGACAAACCAGGTGAGGCGGATGTGGTCATCACAATTGGCAAGTATAAAGAACCAAAGTCACCTGAAGAAGAAATGATTCGCACAATCAATGTTCCTAAGAACAAGCTGCCAGGTGGCGGTACTAAACAAGTTGAGTCTGATCGTCATGGTCAGTTCTTAGTAACTATTGATCCTATCAGAGCTAGATACGAGTGAGGTAAATATGAGTTGGACAGACAAAATAAAATTGGTAGTACCTGTTGGTAGCAGAGTAACTTGTGATCCAGCACCAACAGACACTGACGAAGATTGGCTTGTCTACACAGAAGATTTAGCAACATTTTTAGGAGACTGTGTAGAGTATGGCTTCACAAACGAAAGCAACTACATAGACAAAGAATCACATAGCAATTTCTTTTCTTTAAGAAATGGAAGACACAATTTAATTGTTACAAACAGAAGGGAGTTTTACGATAAATTCATTCTTGCTACACACGTATGCAAGAGTCTTAATCTGCTTAATAAACATAACAGGATCGTTGTGTTTCAAGCAATTCTTTATGAAAAGGAGTATGGAAAACCATGACCATGCCAATTTTTGTAGCTGTTGACGTTGAGACTACTCTCAATGGCAACGAAGATGTGGGACTAGCTCACCCAATGCACCCAGACAATAAAGTTGTAGCGTTCGGAATGTGCTATGACAAAAGCTTACCTAACGCTTGGTATGACGAAGACACGTTTACAGCAGCTGTCTACGAAATGCCTCCAGGGGCTGTTGTATGCGGTCACAACTTAGCGTTTGATTTGATGTACTTGTACAAAACTAGCAACTTTCTAAAAGAAGAATTGCAGAACAGACGTATCTGGGATACACAACTAGCAGAATACATTCTTAGTGCTCAACAAACTAAGTGGTCAAGCCTTGATGAACTATCAGTTCAGTATGGCTTACCAATCAAGGATGATGGCATTAAGAAATACTTTGAGAAAGGTTTAGGCTCTGACAAGATTCCATCTGCAGAGCTTGTTCCATACTTAGAGCAAGATGTTACTAATACCGTTGCTATTGCTAAAAAGCAATACGAGCGTGCTATTGCACAAGGACAACTAACACTGATTGAAACTCAGATGGAAGCTCTCCATGCAACAACAGAGATGCAGTACAACGGCTTGCACATTGACAAAGCAAAACTTGATGAGTACACAGTTGAAGTTGTTAATGCTTATGTAGAAGTAAAACTAAACTTAGAAGAGTTGGCTACAGGACACGTAGAGGACATCAACAGTCCTAAACAATGGTCACAGTTTTTCTTTGGTGGTACTAAGAAAGTTAAGGTCAAAGAAGAAGTTGGTGTTTACAAGAATGGCAACACTAAGTTTAAGCTTGTAGAGAAGAAAATAACAATCCCACCATTCATCAAGTATGTACCAGACCCTGAGAAAGTGTCTGCAAAGACTGGTCAAGTGTCAGTAGATGATTCTGTGCTTAACGATATGTTGAAGCATACGTTTGATCCTAAAGCAATTAGTATCATCAATACGTTGCTTGAGTATCGTGAGCTATCAAAGCAGTTGTCTACGTATGTGCAAGGCTTGAGTAAGCACATTATTGGAGACTTCATACATGGCAAGTTGAATCACACAGCAACTGTTACAGGTCGCTTGTCTTCAACTAATCCTAACTTGCAGAACATCAGCAATAATCCAATCAAACAAATCTTTACATCAAGGTTTAAAGATGGTGCTATTGTTGAGGTTGACTTCAACCAGCTTGAGGTTGTTGCTCTAGCACACGTTACCAAAGACTTGCAATTGATACATGACATCTCATCAGGCAAAGACATTCACTCTGAGTTATACAAAGATATGTTTGGCAGGTATCCAACCAAAGAAGAACGTAAGCCATTCAAAGCTAGAACGTTCCAATTGATCTATGGTGCAGGTGCAAAAGCTATCAGTAAGCAAGCAGGATGCAGTATTGATGAGGCTAAAAAGTTTGTTGATGTGTTCTATGGTCGCTACAAATCAGTAGCAGATTGGCACAAGAACTTTGCTGAAGAAGTTGAAACTAAATCTACTTACGAGTTAGATGATGATGGCTTTAGAGAGAAGGTAAAAACGTACATTCTTAACACAGAGACTGGGCGTAAATTTTGCTTTAAAGAATACTACAACGATAGTACATGGTCTGCAAGGACTTACAATTTCAGTCCCACTGAATTGAAAAACTATCCTGTACAAGGCTTAGCTACTGGCGATATTGTTCCAATGATGTTGGGCATTATCTTCAAAGCTTTGAAAGACAGAGCTGATGTGAAGATGGTTAACACCATTCACGACTCTCTGATGTTTGATGTAAAACTAGACTCGGTAGGACCGTTTATAAAGGAGATCACAGAAATACTTAAGGACACACACAAATACTTTGAGGAAATATTTAAGAAGCCTCTGGCTCTCAAGCTCAATGCAGGAGCATCAGTAGGTATCAATTGGTTTGAAATGAAAGAAATCGTATGACAATGATGACAGGTATCGTAGAAGCAGTTTCTACAAAAGATGTAAACACAAAATTTGGCTCTAAGCCCACTTATTCAATAAAGATTAATGGCGGATGGGTTAAATGTGGCTTCAAAGACCCCAAAGCTAATGCAGGCGATGAGGTTGAATTTGATGGCAACACAGGTACTTATGGTCTAGAAACTAAAGCAGTAACTGTTCTGCGTAAAGGCGCAGGAGCACCAGCTGTTACTAGTAGCGCACCAGCTGCAGCAGCACCTGCTGTTAAAGCTTTTGGTGGCTATAAAGAAAAAGTATTTCCTATTCCAGCTTTACACGGAGATCGTGCTATTGTTCGTCAGAACGCATTAGCCCGTGCTACAGACATTTATATTGCAGCACGTGGGGGTAAACCCTTTGAACTAGATGTAGACAGCTTGGATTATGTGATTAAACTTGCTCGTAAGTTTGAAGCTTATACAGCAGGGGATATTGACATGATGGAAGCTATCCAGGAAGATACTGCCGAGTGAGTTGCCATGTCGGAGTTTTGTGAGAGCTGTTAAGCCAGCATTCGAGGATGTCAACGTAGGAAGTTTTCTGGCTTTCTGTCCTACCTAGTTGAAGACCAAATCGAGGCTCTTACTTTTTTAGGTCAGTGATGTTATGTCACTGGCCTTTTCCACTGAGGTTTCACGTGAAACTTCTAAACAAGATAGAAAGATAGATATGCGAGCACTAATAGATGGTGACATCGTAGTATTCAGGGGAGCTTGTAGTGCAATTGGAGAAGAAACTTGGGTAGCTCTAGCAAGAGCTGACAAGATGATCCAAGACATACTAGAAGAAACTGGAGCTACAGATTATCAAGTGTACTTAACTGGTTCCAATAACTTTCGTAGAGAGCTAACACCTACCTACAAAGCACACAGGCCAGATGAAAAGCCAGAGCACTGGCAAGCAGTACGAGAGTTCCTAGTAACACAACACAAAGCAATCATCTGCAATGGATGGGAAGCTGATGACCAACTTGGCATTGACCAAGACAAAGAAGGTCTAAGCACAGCAATCTGTTCAATTGACAAGGACCTGTTACAAATCCCTGGAAGACACTACAACTTTGTTAAGAAAGAAGCTCAAGTAGTTGAAGCTCAACAAGGTAAGAAGTTTCTATATCTCCAGAGTTTGATTGGTGACAAGAGTGACAACATTATCGGGGTAGCTGGCATTGGACCAGTAAAGGCAGGCAAGGCTTTAGAAGGTCTTGAGACTGAAGAAGAGTGGTACGAGAAGTGCCGTGAACTCTATAACGATGATGAGCGTTACCACTTGAACCTACAGCTGCTGTACATCTGGCAGAAACCTAATGACAAGTGGGAACCTCCTACCAAGAAGCAAAATGGCTAAATTACCTTACACATACACAATTTGTCCAGACCAAGAACCTCCTAAAAATTTTACTGCAAGTTGTAAAGATATGGGCGAGTTGTTACGTCACAGTCCTAATGGCGATTTGACTATTAACAACCGTATGCCCTGGTGGGAATCGTGGACAAACAAACCCATTCAAGCCGAACCGTTTGAGGACAGATTTAACAAGTTACTCAAGGAGAAGAACACATGAAAGACATCAATATGCAGCACATGAGCATGAAGGAGTATGTAGCTGTAGCAATACTTACCGAGCTAGCAACTAAAGATGCTGTGCTAAAAATGATTGGAGATGGCGAGACTACTGCTACTAAGGTAGTTGAGTCTGCTTTCAATTGGGGTGAAATCTTTATGGATGTACGAGAGAAGCGTAATGCCCAGACCTAAACGACATAACCCTGCAGGGTATCGCAGTGGTTTAGAAGTAAAATTCCAAACTGCTTGCGAAGCAAAAGGATGGAACTTACTTTACGAAGCTGACAAGATTAAGTATGTGATCCCCGCAAGCAATCACACATACACACCAGATTTTACTGTTACTAATAACGTGTACATAGAAACAAAAGGACTATGGACAGGAGCTGACAGAAAGAAGGCTGTGTTGATTAAGCAGCAACATCCAGAGGTAACCATCCTTTATGTGTTGCAACGCAACCAGGGGCTATCTAAAAAGAGCAAAACAACCTACTTAGATTGGGCAGCTAAAAATGGTCTTGATGCGTGTGTGTTTTCAGACACACCGCACTGGACAGATTACATAATGAGGCATTTACCATGAAGATACCTGCAGTAGCAGCAGAAGAAAACAGGCAATTAATCAATCTAATTCAACAACGCTGGAAAGAGGACCGCAATAACGTTCTTGAAGAGGTAGCTAAAGAGTTTGACAAAATGAAACACTTTGGAGACACAGCAGCATCATTTGCTATTTTTGTACGGGAGATGAAGAAATGAGTAAAGGCAGTAAAAGAAGACCATCTAGCTTGTCACAAGACGAGTGGTTGAGCAGATGGGATGAAATCTTTGGTAAAGATATTGAAAAGAAAAAAGCGGCTGAAGAAGCTCTTGACGAACTAGTTGAACATTTAGAAAAACTAGAAATACCAAAAACAAATGAGAACATCTAGACACAAACAAATACGAGATGCCTTGCAAGCTGCAGAAGATGGTCTAACTACTTCTCAGCTGGCAGGAGTACTACAAGCTCCATATAAAAGCATACAGAAAACTATTCCTCACGTGTGGGGTTTATACATCGACAGATGGGAACCTGCAGGTCGTGGACAATATGCAGCTGTATGGATGTGTATAACTGTTCCTGATAACATTCCGCATCCAACCAGGCGGTATGCAATTTTAGGAAATAAACATGGACAATGAAGACAAATTGCTTATTGCAGCTATGTATTTTTTAGGCGTTGTGCTCCTAGTAACACTAGGAACACTTGCTTCTTTAATTTACGATTTTTGGATTTAACTAGAAAGGGCAGCTAGGGCTTGGGCGATATGAGTTTTTCTATCCTCAAGTCCTATTGTTCCACCATTAATCTTTTTAGTCATGGTGGTAATATCCATCGTATCAGCGTATTGATTTAGGTTGTGTGTAGACCAAAACCAACCAGCTGTCATAGCAGCGTACATAGGTGTAGCAACTAGGTCTGGTTCCATTACAAAATCAACACCGCAAGCTTGACCAGCATGGTAATAATTAGCATGACCAGTAAGTTGAATACACCCACGACCCCGAAAACGATAGCCATCTCCAGACGATTCATCTCTGTTTCCCATACGAGAGCTGTAAACAATATTAGCAATCATCTTAGGATTGCGTTGGCAAGCTTGAGCTTTAGCTGCATCAAAGCGTTTGGGCCACAGTTTCATCAGAGTCTCAGCACGATAATTTAAATTCTCTTCAAGCAATCTAAAGTTGCCACACTCATGTGAGCACTGCCCAATGAAGCAAGCTTGTTGTTGAACAGTAGAGATACCAAATTTATCAAAGGTGGCATTCAAAGCATCAACCCATTCAAGGCCAATCTTAAGTCTAGCCAGTTGTTCTTTATTGACCATTGATTAGATTCCTTACTTCGTTGTAGGAGTCGATGCAGGAGTTGAGCTTGGTGATGGCTTTGTCTCCTTCTGTGACGAGGTCGATAAGAGTGTTGATAGTCTCTCGCTCAATGTCGGTTGCATCTTGCTTATCTCCTGTGGAAGTGGTGGTACTTGGGCTGGTTTGTACGCAACTTGCGGTGGGGAGGCGCAACTTACCAGTCCTAGCAAGCTCGTGCATAGCAGACTGCTTTTTAACAATTTCATCTTGTGCCTTTCTAAGTTCAGTTTCTTT